CCCCATTTGTGGTGGGTTGGCTTGGTAACCCGGATTAACCCCGGGGTTGTGCGTGGGTTTCATATAACGGCGTGACGCTACGTCTATTGCGTACTAATGTACCCAACGCCGCACGGCTGACAGTTCAAGTCTAGGTTGGCCGTGACATAGACTGACAACTTTCATATCAGATGGTATTAGGTTTGAACTAAATTTCTTTGATAACCAGTAAGCCCTTATCCAAGGGCTTTAGCAACCTCCTGTGACGCTTTAATCGAAGCAGCAAGAACAGGGTTGTAGGCGTCCAACAGAATATTCCCATGTTTCCAGATGAAATTGCCTGCTTTCTTAACAAAGTCGCCGATCTTTCCAAGATGGAATTTGTTTTCACTCAATACGAGGCAGCCGTCCTTCGCATTGTCAAGAAGCGCGTTAACCAACGTTGCGTCTTGAGAAGCAGTGAGGGTGGGGAAAAGCATACTGTCAGTAGTCATCTCAACCACTATATCCCACGACGCACGCATGTTTGTCGGGGTTATAGCCGGGTCTTCACCAACCCAAAAGATTTGGGCCATGTTGTCCGTTGGCTGAGGAAGGGCGAAAGTACGGCGGAAGGGACAGAGAACCGATGGTGCTAATGCAACATAGGCACCGTTCTGCCCTGTGGTTGTGATCGCACCGGCAAGCTGACTAGCAGCTGCGTAACTAATGCCACCAGATTCCGCTGGGTAGGAGTTGTTGTTGTATCCGACCATGACGATCTGCCCGTTTTGTGTTTGCACTTGACTGGTGTTTGACAGTAGACACGATGAGGCCACAACACGGGACATGCCAGCGTTGTTCTGGATGGTCGTGAGTTCGGTGGGAACAGTGCCGACATATAGGGAGTTGCACATACTGTAATCCAGGTTACCTGCTCCTAATTTCACATCTAAAGTGAAGTTGGAAATTCGGTAGTCTCGCGTAACATTATTCCGCAAAACCGCAGTCACCAAGACGACGGAAGTAGCGCCTATAACGAGAAAGCCTTTCATGGTTCCGCTGTTCGCACTGGCCTGCCCAGTGAGAGCTATGGTTTGGACCCCAACACTAGTGCCACTAGCTGTGGCACAGTACAAGTCTACGTAGAGATCCGTTCCAATAGCTGTCAGTGAGTCAAGCTCGTTGTAAGTGCATGACGCACTTACAGTGCTAACGCCGGGAATGAGGCCGAAACCAGTGTTTGACATTTCCAGCCCCATATTGTCCAGCTGGGTCGCAGGGCAATAATAGTAGGGGATAGGTGAGGAAAAGTCTTGAATGGCAAACGAGCTCTTCAAGGGCAAGATTACTGAAGCATTGTTCAACGTACTGGGTATATCAAATCCAGTACGGAAAGAGGACAGTCCAGCAGCACCACCAGAACGCATCTTGCCACCTGAGGCTTTTGAAGACGTTAATGAATTACCGTCTAAAATATCCAGGTTGCAGATGTTGAAGTAGTGACTGTTAGAGGGTCTGGATCCGCCGACAACGTATGATGCTAGTATAGGGCAGTTCACATTTGGGACGACCAAGAATGATCGCATGCCAACTTTCGTACCACTAGCAGCCATGGGCGCCAGGGCGAAGTTAATCGCACCTCGCTGCCTGACAATAGCTGCATCTTGGGTGTATTCGTCGGGCCACAGTCGGTTTAGCTGGTACTCGCGTGGGTTAGAATACGCACGCGCGTAGGCACTAACCAGGGAACGATCCATGCTCACCTGCGGGGAGAATGCCCGCGGGTCGGCGATACCGTTTGCAATACGGCGCTGTGCCGCAGTTGTTTGGCGTGGCTGGCGCTTTGAGGGCGTGACTACAACGATGGGGCGTTGATTGCGGGAGGGGGTTGGTTGTGGTTGATTTTCGACTACCACAACAGTCGGTTCTTTCTTTGAACGCTGGGAACGTTTTCCATTTGAGGACTTCCCAGAGGAGGGGCGGCCTGTGCGGCCTTGCGCATTCATTGTATGCCCCCCAGCGCAGCATACACACTCAGAGGTCAGGGTTAGCAGCCTTTATGGCCGCGATGATCTGCAAGATCTGCTCTCCAGTGTCCGCCCTCGCGTCGTGGGGCATAGCTAAAAACTCACGCAACGCTTCTTCATCGGCAGTTCGCATGGCAGCTACAAGCTGCTTAACGCTGTTGATAAACAGGGCTCTGTTTGTATCGTCAGTCAAATCATAGTTGAAACCACAGAAGGGCACAATGTTCGCGAGCGGCGTCCATGTACTCTCTTTAATCTTCAGCCCATTATTCGACATTACTTGGTCGTAGTGGAATGTGCGATCGCGAGGTATCACGACCACACCATCATCACCGTTGTTAATTGAATGGCGACAGCCAGCCAACCGTTGCATCAAAGTAGCCATGGCGCTGTTGTCTTTGGAGGTGTTTGCATGACCAGACTTCCAGCGCCCAACGAGTGGGTAGACCATATCGTTGACAACAACCAACGACGACACGGCATTTATCGCATCAACGCGGCGGAATATCCAAAATACGTCGCGTTGGTCTGGGTCACAACACATAGCTTCCTGCTCGGCAACAGCCATAACCATGTAACCTTGGTTTGACCAGTCCCACTGCTTAATATCTGGCGCGTACAACACGCCGGCGGTACTTTCGGCCATCTGATGAAGGTGGCGCAAGGCCCT